TCATCTCCTTGGTACAACAACGTGGATCGCGTTTAAGAAATGCGGTCAATGTTGAAACCGGGAAGCGTGGTGAAGAAGTTTACATGGAGCGAATCGGCTCCGTGACAGCTCAGAGGGTAACATCCCGTCACGCGGATTCTCCGCAGATCGATACACCACATTCCAGGCGTAGAGTGACTCCGGTTTCCTTCGATTGGGGTGATATGATCGATGATGTCGACCGCGTTCGTATGCTCGTCGATCCCACATCCGTTTACGCCCAGAATGCAGCTTCTGCAATGGGAAGAGCGATTGATAATGAGATCCTCGATGCCATGAGTGGAACTGCTGCAACCGGAGTAGCCGGTGCAGGATCCGCATCATTGTCGAACACTGTTGCTGTTGATTCGTACTCCTATGGCAACTCTTCTGGAGACTGTGGCCTGACTGTATCGAAGCTCGTCGAAGCTCGTCAGAAGATCAATGCCGGTGAAGGGGATGATCGGGATCTGGAAGGAAATCCGAACATTTTTGTTGCGGTCAATTCCTTACAACTCGCTCACTTGCTTTCCGATATCTCATTCGGTCACAAGCATGGAGGAACGATCACCATTTCCAGTGGTGGTGCAGGATCCCAGATGGGTGCTGATATGAGCCAGGTCCGATCCCTTGCAATGGGTGAGATCACGGATTTCATGGGAATGAGATTCATCCGGACGGAGCTTCTGAACGTCGATGGCAGTGACGATCAACTCGTCATGATGTGGCATCGCGACGGAATGGGCCTCTGTATCTGGGATGACATCCGAGCGAGGATCACGGAACGTGCTGACAAGAGATTCAGTACTTATGTTTATTTCTCGATGACCGTCGGATCCGTCCGATTGCAGGAAGAGAAAGTCTGTTCGATCGCTTGCGATCCGAACTAATCATTAGCGACCACTTCATGAGAGGTGGTCGTCTTTTTTACGCCAGCTGAAAGGAGTAAGTTATGGCAGTAGTAACCTTAGTCGGAACCAAGACCACTGACCTGGTGGCAACGAAGCAAACCTTCGTAGACTCCCGTTATCATTACGGAAGAGTCCGATCAACATTTGATGTTGTTGAAACCAACGATGATGATACGATCAGTTCGACCTATCATCTTGCACGGCTTCCTTCGAATGCCGTGATCCTTCCTTCGTCAACGATTTATTTCGATAACGTAGGAGCTTCAGGAGCAACAGCAGACATCGGAGTCTATGCAGTCGATGGGAATCTTGCGAATGCCGATGATGTTGATGCAATCAATGATGGCATCGCAATCGCAACCGCAGGATCCGCATCCGTCATCAAGGACTTTGCCACTTCGGCAACAGCCCTTTGGGACTATGTGGCTTCTGAGGAAAGTGATCCAGGAGGATTGCTGGATATCAAAGTTGCTCTATTGGATGCAGTAACGGATGCAGCAGGATCCATTGCATTGGAACTCTATTACGTTGTCGATTAATGACGAGCGTAGTTGAGATCTGCAACATAGGCTTGACGAACCTGGGCGACCAGAAGATATCAAGCCTAACAGACAACAACGAACGAGCGCGGCTTTGCAATCTTCGTTATGAAGACACTCGTGATGCCGTGCTTCGCTCCTATCCCTGGACATGTGCGGTCGCCAGGACGAAGCTCGCTCAGTCCACTGATACACCCTCCTGGGGTTTCTCTTATAAATATGCCCTTCCATCCGATTGTCTCAGGGTCTTAGATCTTTATGATTGGGATGATGAGCATTATGTCGAAAACGGGTTCATCGTCACCGATTCCGAACAAGCCTGGATCAAATACATCAAAAGGGTTGAGGATCCGAATGAGTTTGATGCACTTGTGATTCATGCAATCGGGTTGAGGCTCGCAATGGAAATTGCAGAAGCCCTCACAGGACGACCGGAGCTTCGGAACAACATGCTTGCAAAATACAATGCCATCTTATCAGAAGCGCGAAGTGCAGACAGTTCTGAGCGTGGCAATGTGAATATCATTTATGCAGATGTTTTCCTCGAAGCAAGGAGATAAATGCCACGGGTCCAGTCCGTCCAGACATCTTTTGCGGATGGTCAGATATCTCCGAGGATGCAGGGTTATGTTGATCTTCCCAGTTACAAGAATTCTCTAAAAGTCTGCCAGAACTATGTCCCTTTACCACAGGGATCAGTAGCCAGACGACCAGGTTCCTATTTTGTTTCAAAAACTAAAGACAACGGATCGGTCCGACTCGTCCCTTTCAATTTCGGTCAAGGGCAGAGTTATATTCTTGAGTTCGGCAATCTATATGTCCGGTTCTACCGAACAGATGCAGTCCTCACAACCTCGATCACTAACGGAGATATATCCTCAGTCAACACCTCCACTCAGACGATCACGTTAGGAGGTTCCAGCCATGGGCTCTCGACTGGAGATGAAGTCTATCTGACCCTCGGGACTGGTGCAGTTGCACCAGGGGGACTGGCAACCAGTCAGAGGTATTTCATTCATTATGTCTCCGGAGCCGACATTCGGCTTTCCCTGAGTGGCAACACTCTTGGAACAGCCCTGAATATCACATCAGCAGGATCTGGAGATAGGATCTTTGTTAAACCGCTGGAGGTGACAACAACCTATACGACCTCCAATCTTACTGATCTTTATTTCACACAATCGGCTGATGTTCTTTTCATCGCACATCCTGATCACACACCACGGGAGCTTAAAAGAACAGCAGATACGACCTGGGCTCTTTCTGATTTAGCCTTAAAAGACGGACCCTATCTTCCGGTCAACACCGAAGACACCACATTAACGATCAGCCTGACGACAGCCGGTTCGATCGGGACTTTCCTGGATGCAGATGTAAATGTTGGAACAAATACCATCACACTAACAGCACATGGTCTTGCAGATGATCAGTTGGTGAGATTAACGACGACCGGAACCCTTCCAGGAGGGCTTTCAGCAGGGACCGATTATTATGTGATCTCCTCTAAAATCGATAGTTTTAAGCTTTCTACATCGATGGGTTCTACAGCGGAGACCATTTCTGGTGCAAGCGGTGGTGGAACCCATACGGTTTCATACTATGATTATGGACATGCGCTTGCCGGGGAGGTGAGTGCATCGAATGTGAGTATTGCCGATGAGATGTTCACACTCACCAGTCATCCTTTAGTCAATGGTCAACAGATCTTCATCCATCCGACCGACGCATCTCATAACTTAACTGGGCCGACCTTAAACAAGGATAATCTCTACTATATTATTGCTGCAACCACGAACACTTTTAAGATCTCTACTTCTATCAGTGGGGCTCCGGTTGCTTTAGGAGGAGCCTCCCTGGCTGGTGACTTCAAGATCTATCGTAAATTCATTCCAAAGAATTCTGTCATTACTATTGATGCCTCATCAACGACTGGGATCAACTCTGATTCAGGATTTACGTCTGATGATGTTAACCGTTTGATTCGTTTGAATCTCGAAGTGGCCCCTCAGATCCAATGGGGTTATGCCCAAATTGCTTCCAGTCCTGATGCAGATACGATCACGGCAACCGTCAAAAGCCACATGGCTTACATCAACACGACAACGGAATGGCAGCTTGGAAGTTTCTCGACTGAATCCGGATATCCTAGAACAGTCCAGATCTTTCAGCAAAGATTGGTTTTTGCAGGAACAACCTCTGAACCGCAAACCGTTCATTTTTCCAAGTCTGGAGACTTTGATAATTTTGCAGCCTCAGAACCATTAGGAGTACAAACCGGGAACTTTGATACTTCTGGAGCCTCGATCATGGGTGAGCAGATCTATTCGGATAATTCCATCAGCCTTATGATCTCGTCGGACACCGTCGATAAGATCGAGTGGCTCCAGGAGGGTCGTCGTATGACGATTGGAACCTCTGGTGGTATTTTCCAGATGTTTGGAAACCGTGATGACACGACGATCACACCATTTTCTTTCTCTGTTGAGAAGATCTCGAACTGGCAAGCACATGACTCAGCTCTTCCAGCACAGATCGGGAACAACATGGTTTATGTCCAGAAGAACGGAAGGAAGGTCCGGGAGCTCGTCTTCGACCGCGAACAAGACAAGTATTCTGCAAAAGACATCACATTACGGGCCGAAGATGTGACTCAGACCGGTATCACCGGGATGGTCTTCCAGGATCAACCGGCTTCTTTGATCTGGTGCATCCGGACAGATGGGAAGCTTGTTTCCTGCACTTACAATCTCGATCTGAACATGGCTTCCTGGGCGATTCATTCCCTCGGAGGAACTCACACCGATACAACCTATGGAAATCATGCAAAAGTCGATGCCCTGACAGTGATCCCTCGAGGAACCTATGATCAGCTTTGGATGGTTGCCAAACGCCATGTTGATGAATACTTTACTCAGTTTGCACATACCAGCATTCATGCTGCCAACAACACGATCACGATCAACACCCATAGTCTTGCAGATGGAACAGCAGTCAAGCTCACAACCAGCACGACGATGCCAGCAAACCTCACAAGTGGGACGACCTATTATGTAAGGGATTCTGCAACCAACACCTTCAAGCTTGCTGCAACCTCCGGCGGAGATGCTATCGACATCGATCAAGGATCCGGCACACACACACTTTATAAGATTGATTCAGAGCAATATTTCATCGAATACCTCGAACAGTTCTATGACAGTTCGATGGATCAAGGTCTTGCTCACTATGTCGACTGTGGATCCTATTATTCCGGATCATCAGCCTCCACGCTCACCGGCCTGGATTATATCGAAGGTGAGGAGATCCTCGTTCTTGGAAACAATGCAGTCCAACCAGGCAAGACGATCTTAGCAGGATCAATCACTCCAGATCTTTCAGTGACAACAGCGAGGATCGGTCTGGTTTACAACTCTGATATCCAGACCCTTCCCTTGGCAATCGGGGATGTCCAGACCTCGACTTCGATTGGGAACAAGAAACGAATCCATCGGATCGTCGTGAAACTCCTGGATTCGATGTCGATCAAATACGGTATGGATCCTGATGATCTGACAGAAGAAGTCTTCCGCTCAGCCGGGGATGCAATCGGTGCTGCATTATCCTTGTTCACTGGAGATCGGGAACTCGCGATGCCTGGGATCTACGATACGGAAGGAAAAATCTATCTCCGTCAGGATGCTCCTTATCCGAGCAATATTCTGATGATTGCAATCGACTACGAAACAAACGAGTAATTATGCCAGTAAATCCAGCCTGGGCAATCTTTGCTTTGCAAGCAGCCTCAACCGTTTGGGGAGCACAGCAACAACAGAAACAATCGAGGTTTTCTGAATATCAGCTTCGTCGTCAGGCAGCTGCTCAAAAAGCATTTGCCAACGAGATGTATGGGCTCACAAGTGAGCAAGCAACTGGAGTCCGTGGTCAGGGGGAGCGGACTGCTCGTCAGATCGAGACTCAAGGGAAGTATAAGCTCTTTTATATGGAAGATGCTTCGAAGCGGAGAATCGGAGATATGACAGCAAGGATCGGATCATCCGGAGCCGTGATCAACCGTGGATCGGCCCGTAACGCAATCCTCACACAAGGCCGGGCTGATGCTCTCGGAATGAGACTGCAAGCAGCAGAAACCAAACGCATGGCAGCAGAGACCCGCTATAGTGCAGATACTCAAGCCTATTACATGATGAAGTCTGCAGGAATCAATCGAAGAAATTACATGGCATCAGCTTCGAACTGGAATCAGCAAGCAAACTTCTTATCTGCATCCAGACCATACCAGGCAACAAGTTCACTACTTTCAGGCTCTTCCAGCATCATTCAGACTCAAATGAATTTCGACAAAAACGATAGAATCTGGTCATAACATGGCAAAACTTCCTTTCCAACAAACTCAGGTTCTTCCTGGAACCCAGGTCGGAGGCTTTCAGACCTCCGGGATCAGCCCTCCTCCAAGTCTTCAAGGTGTGATCGATTCAGGTCGCCAGTTCTATGGAGCCCAGATGGATGTTGCAGAATCCATGATGGATCTCGGTCAGACGATCGCGAAAGCCGTGATGATTGATAGGAATAAAGAAAAAAGGGAAAAGGATATTGAAGAAGATACA